AGCACCACAAATCCGCTGCTTAACTGAAATCCAGATGCGCCAGATCCTCCTTAAGTCAGGTGGCCATCTGTCTCAAATTACCTGACGACGGACAATTTACATTATCATCGAAATTACGTTCGGTTTCGCTAATTTTTTCCAAAGCAACATTTGCTTTTGCGTCAAGATCTTCAAAAACCTTCACATATTTTGTCTCAATGCTTTCGTGTGTCAATTTTTCGAGATCGTTCTTTTGCTCTTGGCCAGCTTGTTCAATGAGTTCCAAACAACGCTTTGTCTTTTTGTTGATTGCGTCGTTGTCATCAGTCATCGAAATCGACAGTCGAGCTGCTGGATAAAGAGTTCGATAGGCCAGAAGCCGTTCTGTCTGCTCTCGTTCCAATCCATCAATGCCGGTATTTTCAGCGACGAGTTTTCCCGTTGTTTCAAAAATGATTGCGAGAATGTCTGTCGCACTTGGTTCAATACCGGAATCAATAAAATTGGAAGCGACCCGATCGATGTCTTGTATAAAATAGGACTTATTGTCGTTGATATTCGGGATTGTTTTTTCCTCAAGAAACCTCAGCACAATTGCTGGGTTGAGTTGGGGGAAAACTACCGTAATCAGGTTCTGGGCAGCGCGCGTGTCCGAGATCAAGTTTGCGCGATTGCCCTCAACTGTAGAATTTGTGCGTATATGCGCGAATTGTTTGAACCAAAAATTTGCACTTTCAATCATTCCAATTCCAATCGGGATAAACGTTCAGGTGGATGCAACTCTGACTGCAACTTGACGAATTTCCCAAATCAGCGCAAGGTGACAGGGTCCACGCGAAAAGGGTGTGGATCGGGTTTGGCGACCCGTAAGTCCAAAGGCGCTCAACGCGCTACGCTCCACAGCGGGCGCGTTTTATTTTGCGCGGGCGTATATGATGGACGTGCGCATCTATGGTCGGGCGCAACGGGAGACCTCCGGGTCTGCCGGTACCTTTGGGCCGGTTCGCCAACCTGTTGTTGCCCGGCCACCCTTTTGGCGAGGGGTTTCCGGGTTTATGAGAACCAAAGGAAACCTGCTATGTCCACGACAGGCGACGGGAGACGTGCGAGCGCACGGCCCCGCGATACCCCAGACCGCTTATTCGATCTCATTTTGAAGCTGCATGCCGAGCACTATCACCTACAAGGGCTGCTCTGCGCGCTGGCCGTTGTCGTCAACGAGCTGCGCGAAACCCCCAAGGTTTCCCAACTTCCCGCTGTCACCGCCGCAGAGGCCCTGAGCGCCGCCATGCTGAACGCGCAGAAGGATCATCTTCAATCGCTGGAGGTTTTGGAACGGGAGCGGTTCGGGACTGAGAGGGAGGCGAGATGATGTTATATTGGTTCAAAGGATCTCATTCGAATAGACCAGCGCAAATCAGGCCTTTCGTTGATCATTCGATTGATGAAAGTCTCCCAGGCCTCGTCAGTGTTTCTAGTTACGATTTCGGCAGTAAAGTCGTCAGTTGTCGGTTCCGGAGGATTGTCTTTAAACGCCCAAAGTGCGTGAAATTTACTATTGTTCAAAATTGGCTTGAAGACATAGGCGCCCGACAAGTTTATTATGCTCAACCGGCAATCAGAGAAGTTTACATTGAAAAGAACAGCTTCACTGAAGTTGATGCTTCTAAGCTCTGCGCCTATCAATTTTGCCTCACTCATGGAAACATGAGACATATTGACCCGTATCAATGCGGCATTGGTCAAGTCCGTGTTGTAAATGAGCGCTTTACAAAGATTTGCCCGATACAAAATCGCATTGAACAAGTTCAACTCCGAAAGAGATACTCTTGCCAAGTTAGCGTGTTCGAGATTTGGTTTCCAGTTAGCCAAGCTTTCCATTTCCGTCCCCAAAGGAGTGCATTCGCGCAATACACTCGCTGCTTCCAGAGCCTTTTGCAGGTCCGGAGGGAACGCCGGGTATTCCTTGTTTTTGTCAGGTGCGCGGGCCTTAGATCGCTCACGAACAAAATCGAACAAAAGATCTTGCACCATGATGTACGTCTCATTTGGATCGCTTTTGACAAGTTCCCGCAATGCATAAATGCCAGCCAAACGTACAGACAATTCATCGCTTTCGAGCATCTGTGCACCCCTCTGAAAGCGGTCGATAATCAGGCCTTTTTCGGACAGCAGGTGCTGTTTATTGGCTATACGCGCTTGCTGGTGCGCCACCCACGAACGCCAGACAGCGAGAGGCAGAGCGATCAACGCCAAGATCAAAAGTCCGAAATTCCGGAAGATGACGGATCGATCAAAATTGCCGTCGCTAGAGCCCCAATATTTCCAGGTCCACTCAATGTCACTTGCGCGAAGCAACAGCAGGATGAGACCGAGGCCGACAAAGCCGAGAATGATGCCCGAGATCAGAGCTTCGGGCGCCTGGAAGGCGGAGCCTGTTTGCGTCGCCGGTTCAGAAGGCCGGTTAGACGAGTCGGGTTCATTCATCAGTGTCGCGCCCAAAAAGTCTCTAAAAACAGAACCATAAAACCAGAGCGTGCGCGCCTCTGCAACCGGAGGGCGGCAGCATGAGCGAACGAGCGATCGCCTGGGCGCACGAGCAGGACCTGACGAGCCGAACAGCGCTTGTCGTGCTGCATGCGCTAGCGCAGAGCCACGACAATGGCGGCCTTTGCCTGCCGACCGTGGATCTCTGCCGCATCGCGAAGATGGACCATTTCAGCTGCGTGTCGGCGCTGTGGTTCCTGCGCAATCGCGGTCTGATCCGCGCCGAGAGGATCGGCGGGCTGATGTCCGTTGCGCTTGGCTGTGATTTCGACGACAAACCGGCGCCTGTTTCCGCGTTGCCGCAGGAACGGGAGGGGCTGCTGTGAGCCACAAGGCGACCAATTGGGCGGTTGAGCAGCGAGGCCTGAAGCCGGCAGCCAAAGTGGTCCTTTGGCATCTGGCGGACCGTCACAACACTGATCTGGGGTGTTTTCCAAGCCAGGAATTGCTTGCGCGTGACTGTGAAATGAGCCGGTCCACGCTGAACCTTCACCTCAACACGCTGGAAGAACGTGGGTTGATCCGGCGCGAACAGCGCAGGAACGAAAACACCAGAAAGCAGCTGAACACACGCTACAAACTCGCATTCGAGGACGATTTCGAGCCTGTGAACGAGGAAATCCCGTGTCCGAAAACCGGACACGGCAAAACAGAGGATCCCGTGTCCGAAAAAACGGAAATCCCGTGTCCGAAAAACAGCGAATCCCGTGTCCGAAATTCGGACACTAACCCTGTAAGGGAACCAGGAACTCAACCCGGAAGCGCGCAGGCGCGCGAGAGAGGGCCTGAAAAGAGAACGGATCAACACATTGAAAAGTTGTTCTGGAAGCTGGTGAAGGACTGGCCGCAGCTGAAAGGAATGCCGAAGGCAAAGGCACGACTGCCTTTCGAGCAGTTGAGCGAAGAAGAGCAGGAGGAAGCTCTCGAAAAGCGTGACGCCTGGTTGGATCTGCTGAAATTCCAGGGCAGGGACCACGTGCCAGCCCCCTCGACCTATTGCCGGGAAAAGCTCTGGAAGGAAATCCCGGAAGGCTTCGGAAAGACTGCTTTGCAGGGAGAAACCTCGGTTGCACCGCCGTTCGGCAAGGCATGGGGCGCAGCCCGGTTCGCCTGTCTGATGCTGGAGCCGACAGGATCGCCGCCAAAACTCACGACGGCGCAGGAGCAAATGATTGATCAGGGCCTCTACGGGCGGGACGATCTCCTGCGTGAAAAACGCGCCATGAACGGGTGGCCGCGCGTCAACACGATGCACGAGCGGGCGATCCGCAGGCGCCTGGGTGTTGCCTGTGATCCGGCATTGGCCGGGCTTACAGATCTGTTCGGGAAGGTGCATCGCGATTCCCCGGCCTGGATTGCCTGGCGTGATCTTCACGCGAAAAAGGGTTGGCCCTGGTTCGGACCAGACCGGGATTGTCCGGAATGGGTGTGGATGCCGGCGCCGCCGGATACGCCCGAAACATATGCAAACCCGTTCGCTGAAGTCAGGGCAGCGCTTGCGCGGTTCGAGGCGGAACATGCAAACCTCACACAAAGGCAGGCTGCGGAATGAGCGCGCAGAGGAAAAAGCTGAGCACGGAGATCGAGCTTCTGAAAGCGCTTGTCAGGGGTTATCCACTGCTGTGGTGTGTGGTTCATGCCAACCCGAAATGCGAGCGGCGGGCGTTCATGGGTCTGATCGAGGCGGGGGTGATCGCGCATCTGCCGGAGGAGAGTTTCGAGCGGAAGCAGCCTCGGTCGAAGAAGAAAATCTCGCTGAAGAAGCCGATGTTCTGCCGCTATCTGTTTGCCGGGATTGACGCGAATGCCGGGCAGGACTTTTCCCTGGTGCGCAAGTGCGACGGGGTGGAAGGTATTCTGTCGATTGAAGAAAACGGCAAGCCGTATCTTCTTGAAGCGTCCGAAATGGTGTCGCTGATCGACCGGCTGAACACGGAAAAGCGCATTCCCGACGGCTCGTTCATCCAGGTGGGCAAGGTGCTGCAGCTGATCAAGGGCCCGTTTGCCGGCTTCGATGTGGAGATCACGGGATACGAGCAGGCGCGCGAAATGTTCCGGGGCGAGGTGAGTGTGTTTGGACGGCGGACAGCGCTGACAGCCTCTGTTGACGACCTGGGGCGTTGACCATATTTCTGAAGTCAGGACGATTCGTCGGATCCTTCGGACCTGATGCTGGCGCAAGGCCAGACGCGAATAGGCGACCGAAGCGGTGAACCCAGCCAACGAAAGACGCAAGATTTGCGGAGTTGGTGCGATGGGGTTTTATGGCGCGCGAGATGTTCGGTTAGATTTCCTTGTTTGATAGGTTTAGAAGCGGGCCTTCTCGGTAGCAGCTTTAGACGTCCGGTAAATAATCGGTTCTGTCCATCAAGTTGAGAGACAAAACGCATGTTCTCAAGGTCTAAACCTACCGCTAAAACATTGGATGTATGAGGCAATAACACACAACAATTTCGTCGAAGATATCTTACTGACTAGGAAATGTGACATTTCAATTAATCGTCCGTAGTGCTAGAAATTCTGTGATTGTGTGTTGTCGTTGAATTTTTTTTTAGGAGTATTCCCGGTGGACGAGGAGCGGAAAGAACGAATAGGCCGTACATGGGCAGACGTCGTTGTTGCTCTGCCAAGATATCTAATTGTGCTCATGTTGATGCTTATTGTAATCATGATCGCACGAGCAGAATTTTCCGAAGGCGTCACGAAATTTGGGTTTTTGGGCGATTGGGGGAAAGAAACTGCCGAGCCGCCGAGTGCGGATGATGCTATTTTGGGCGCAAATGCAAAGTTAAATCGTCAACTGCGTTGTGCAAAGCTTTCACTAAAAGATGTTCCAAGCCGAATTGATGATTGGAAGACCTATATGGAGGTGACAGCGGAAACCTCTAGTAACCCATCATTGAGGCAATCCAGGACCGCAACTTGGAAAGCTGAAGTCGATGATGTGCTTCGCCAGATCAATACAACGCAGCAATACATTTCTGGAGAGCGGAATAATTGCTGAATAGGGATCATTTCTCGTCAATTCTGAATGTTGGGCCTGTGTTCTTTGGTTCCCATCCTCGCTGGATCGCCACTGAAATCCAACGTGCGATATCGGAAGGTGTGACGGCCTCAACAGAAAACGTGCCCCAGTCTTTGGGGTGGGGGCGGTCGGTTTCAATGTGGAGCGTGGCGCCGTTTTCCGTAGCGTGTTCAATCGCAACGTGAATTTTGCCGGACCCATAATCCGTTTGACAATAGGTCGCCTTTCTCCTCACCAACCAACGATAGGCTTCGCCCTCAACAGCAATCCTGCGGCTTCCTTTTCTTGGTATCGCCATTGGTTTCTCGTCGCTAACAGAATTTCCATCTTTTCACTTGCCCAAGATACGCGACTTCAAAATTCATTGAAAGTCTGGAGATCGCTCTGATTTGGGCTCAAAACTGATGTTTTGGGATGGCGTTTACAGTACACTTTGGGCTCACTTCAGACTTTTGCTGCGCTTTACACAATGGTCCGCGCTGGCGTCGAAAGGGCGTATTCACTGCGGCTGTGCGAACGGCTGCTATCTATCAGCTAGAACGGCCTGTTTTGCCTCGAGTGTTCCGGAACATGGGTGCAACCTGGATAGTTCAAAACGAACGACGCTATCTGGGGACTTCGTTGTTGAATGAGGGGATATAGAAGTCCGACAACATGAGAGTCATTTGTGTCGTAGTCGCCCAATTCTTTGTGAATGAACTGCATGTCTTCACCATCGGCAAGCATCTGAACCGAGAACGCGACTCTTTCACTGCCTTTCAGGGTAGCAAAACCCTCGAGAGCGTAGGCGGCCACTGACAAATCTGTACTGACCAGAACGAGGCACATCTCTGCCAGTGAAGCACAATTCTCAGAGAACCAGTCTTCCAAACCGAGAAGAACAGGCTGGTCTTCGTCTCGCAACCATTCATCCTCAGGTATCCATGAAAGGTGATGGTCCGAAATGCGGTTAGACAGCCCGCGATACTTGCGTCTTGGGCCTGATCCGTCATAACCGGTCCCGTCTGAGAGATTGGCGCAGCGAATCACATGCGAAAGAAACAGTTGGGTTTCTTCGAAGCCCTCTCCGTCCGGCGGAGAGATGTCTGACAGCCAAGGCAGAGCTGCAAACGTCACGGGGTAAATGTCATCCTGATGGTGTAGTTCTTCCCAGAATAGTTCTTTTGCAAGCGCCGTATCCCAGCGAGTAGACAACTGAGTCAACAGGGTGTTTACAGACCGATTTCCATACGGGCCATATAACCGTTTCCAGACTTGGTCTTCCAATGCCAACTTCATGAAATGTGCCTCGGTTTACGGACTTCAGATTGTCGCATCCTCGTACCACACCTTCGGTTTCATAGACCAACCGAACTGAACCTGTGCGATGCAGCCATTTGTTGAGGATTGCAATGCTGGACATGCGCTGGTCTGACATATCCGGGCTCAAGACCCTCGACCGTGCTGTCTCCAGGCTTGAGCCGAAGACGATCCGCCGCATTGGTTCGCTGGCATTGAACCGGGCAGGTTCGCAGGGGCGGACCAGGACGGGCAGGGCGCTGGCCAAGCAGACCGGCCTGAAGCTGCGAACCATCCGCGCCGCCATGATCCCGGTCCGTGCCAGTGCCGGCAGCCTGACCTATCGGATCAAGGCAAGAGGCGGCGACGTTGCGCTCAAACACTTCGCTGCCCGTGAGACGCGGCGTGGTGTCAGCGCCAGGCCATTCGGTCAGCGTCAGATCTTCGCCGGCAAGTTCATCAAGGGCGGGAAGTTCCCGGCCCGTGTTGCGATCGGCCTCGGCGGCCATGTTTATGCTCGCACGGGCAGCAACCGGCTGCCGATCAAGAAGCAGAAGTCCGGAGTCATCATCCCGAGCGAGATGATCAGGGGCGAGAGCGCCAAGGCTTGGCAATCCACCGTTGCCGTCGTCTTGCCGAGCCGCTTCATCCATGAGGCCAAGCGGATCACGGGCAAAGCGTTCAGCTGATCGGTTTAGGGACCGTATACCGGCCTCAGCCGCAGACGGGGCGGTAGTACCCCGAAAAGTCGGTCGCAAAACATGTTTGAAATTTGGGTTGTCAGGGTTGTCAGGGTTGTCAACCAAGCAAAGGAACGGTTGTCAGCCGACTAGGTGGCCAAGCAAGCCATGGATGAAAGTGAATATCTTTGGGTGACGCCGGCGCATGTTGCCGAGCGTGACAAGATCACGAAGCAGGCAGTGACGAAGAGCGTCCGGAAGTTGGTCGACGCTCATGATTTGCCGGTTCAAAGAGACGGGCGAGGCCGTGTTACCAAATTTTGTCTCGCTCACTATGATCATCTGCTTGAGCGGTTTGGAAACTCAGAAAAGCTTGCGGCCGATCGGCTATCAAGCGAAACGCCGCTGCTCGATCAACCGGACAAACCTCGTGCCGGATCTCCGGTAAATCCGGATTCACGTGATGAAGCGCTTCGTCAAGAGGCGTGGCTGAAGCTTCGCCGATCGCAGCTCCAAATGGAGGAGGAAGTCGGCAGTCTTGTTCGACGCGATACCTTGGAGCAAGCGTTAAAGTCGTGTGCACAGGAGATCAATCTTTTGGTTTCCAGGTTGCCGAACCAGTCAGACACATTGGCACAGGCAATCGCCCGCGAGGGAGAGTCCGGTGTCAGGGTTGCCTTGCGAAAGGTGGCTTTCAATTTGAATACCGCCATCGCGGACAGGCTGGCGGAAGTGTTCGAAGCGGCACCGGAAACCGATGAGATGTACGACGAGCTGCCGGCACAACAGGATCTGAGTGTATGAACGCTCATCCCGGCGCGCTCCGCATCGTCTCGAAGATCCTTGGCGAAGGAATCCGGCCTGTCCCGCCGACACCGTTCGTCGAGTGGCTGCCTGAAAACATCGTCCTGGTGGACGGACCGCAGAAAGGGGAATTGTGGTCGGCGGAGGATGCGCCATATCTCTTGCCGATCGCCGAGTGCCTCGACGTTGACCACCCGTGCAACCTGGTCACGGTTCGCAAGAGCCAGCAGACCGGGGTTTCGATCCTTGCGCTCGCGTGGACGCTTTATATCGCGCATGTCCAGCCGGACAATATTCTCTATGCATTGCCCAATGACGGCGCGCTTGAGGATATGGAAAGCAGCAAGCTGGCGAACCTGATTGATGCCTGGCACAAGCAGATCGGCAAGACCATCATCGGCAAGTCGTCGACTGGTAATGTCAAAGGGTCCAAGCAGTTCGAAAAGAAGTTCGGCGACAGCTCGCTGTTTCTTGGAAATGCGAACTCGAAAATGGATCTGTCAGCAAAAACCTGCCGGTTCGGGATCAAGGACGAGGTTTCCAAATGGGATCTGCTCCGCGGCGGTGAAGATCCAGAGGAGCTGTTCTTTGGGCGCTTCACGGCATATCGCCGGCGCAAGACTTACAAAATTCTGGAGCTGTCGACACCGGAAGTTCTCACCGACGACGAATTCGGTGACGAACCTGGACATTGCCGTGTCGACCGTTCCTTTATCAGATCGGATCAGCGGTTCTGGTTCATCAAATGTCCGGAATGCGGCCATGCGCAGGTGCAGTTTTTTCAGAACCTCATCGTCGATCGCAAGCACCCACAAAAGAGCCGGTACCTATGCGAGGGCTGCGGCCACGAAATCACCGAAACCGAGCGCGTGCATGCCGTTCGAAATGGTGAATTCAGGGCAACAAAAGAAGGACCTGACCGGCATCCGGGCTTTCATGTGGACGCCTTCATTTCACTGATGATGAGCTACGGCGATATCGCCGAAGACTTTCTGCGCAGTGAAAACAAGGACGAGAATGCAGCGAAGGACTTTCACAATCTTGTTCTGGCACTAGCCTACAAGATCAAGGGGAATGCTCCCGATCACGAACGGCTTATGGAACGCCGCGAAGAGTACGCGCAATACGTCATTCCGGCGGATGGCCTGCTGTTTGTCGGTGGAGGCGACGTCCAGCACAACGGCATTTTTCTGGAACTGGTCGCGTTTGCCGAAGATCGCCAGAGCTGGACGGTCGCGGCTGAGTTTCTGCCAGGCCCGACCGATGATCCCAATCGCGGCGCATGGGAACTGCTGGACGAGTTTGCTTCTCGCACCTTCCTGGATGCCTACGGGAACGAGCGCGTCCTGGACGGTTTGACAGTCGATGGCGGTGACGGCAACCGAACCAATCAGGTCTATGAGTGGTGCCGTCGCCGACCTGGTCTCCGGTTCGCGATCAAGGGTGTTGACGGACATGGCGTGCCGGCGATGTCCCAACCGTCAAACAAATCGGTCAATCGGCGCGGAAAAAAGAAGAGGTTCGGTGCGGCCATGTTGTGGCCGGTTGGTACCTGGACCTTGAAGTCAGAGTTCTACGGCAATCTCACCAAACCGGGTCTTGCAGCCGGACGAGAAACCGACCCGCCAGGCTATTGCCACTTCGGGACATACCTCGGCGAGGAATACTTCAAGCAAATCACCTCCGAGACCTATGTCGACACGGTGGTGAAGGGCAAACGAAAAACCGGATGGGAACAGCTGCGCAGGGACAATCACTTCCTTGATTGTCGGGTTTACGCGATGGCGATGGCCGAACATCTCGGCCTTACAACCATGAGATCGGACGATTGGGCGCGCCTTCGTGAGCACTACCGTCCAGAAAAGTCACCGGATCTCTTTGAGGCAACCCCGGAACGGGTCGTTTCGAAACGCCAGATGGCGAAATCAGGAACGCGCCGGGATCAAAACTCGTCGGGAAATAGTCCCGCAAAGGATCGGAAACGGAGCAAATGGCGCAAACGACTCGGTTGATTGATCAATACGGCCAGCCGCTGCGTGCCCGCTCAAACCAACGGGCCACAGCGCGGTATCTCCGTGACACCCGTTCTGGTGTGATTGCGGCCCGATCTGCGTATTTGAACGAAAGTCGCGATGACATTCGTGCAGCCTGGCGGCGTTCCGCGGCACTCGCCTTGGATCTCATCAGGAATTCCGGCCGTCTTCGCGGTGCATCCGACCAGGTAGTTGCCGACACTGTCGGCAGCGGCCTGAAAATGACACCCAATCCGGATTTTACCGGCATGGGCTGGACAGACGACGAGATCAGGGACTGGAAGCGCCTCGTCAAAAAGCGCTGGAACCGTTACCGGTCGCGAAAGAAAGAGGTCGACTTTCGCGGCAAGTTCACGCTGTCGCAGCTTACCGACATTTGTCTTCGTTGGGACATGGCCTATGGCGAGGTCACCGGACTTCTGGAATTCATGCCGCGGCGCGAGCGGAGGCGTTACGGGGTACAAACCGGCACAAAGCTATGCCTGGTTCCACCTCATCGCCTGGTTCAGGACACCAACGAGACAGAAGGCCTGTTTCAAGGCATTTATCACGACACTAACGGTCGACCAGTTGGCTACCTGTTTGAAGAGCGCGAGGCTGGCATCACTGTCAAGAAGACCTACGACGCCTACGACGCGCAGGGCCGTGAAACTGTCTTGCATGTGTTTGATCCGATGGACGCTACAGACGTTCGTGGGATTTCGGTGCTTGCATCTGCGTTTCGCAAGCACATTCAGCACGAAATGCTGGATGATGCGACCCTCCAGACTGCGATCCTCCAGACCGTGTTTGCGGCGACACTCACCAGCGAAAAGCCTTCGATAGAGGCTTTCGAGGCGATCGAGTCGATGCAAAAGACTCAAGTCGAAGGCGTGTCAGAATACGCTACAGAATACATGGAATATTTGGTCAACAGTTTTGAGGTGGCTGCGGAGTCGGAACTCAGAATTGGCGGAGATCCGCAAGTCTCGCATCTCGCGCCCGGCGAGAGCTTGGATTTTCAATCAATAAAAGCGCCCGGCGGTGAATACTTGCCATTATCGGGCGCGCTTTCGCGTGACACGGCGCGGGCCATTGGAATCACCTATGGCGCGCTGACCATGGACCACAAAGACGCATCTTATTCATCTGTTCGGATGGAGAACTCGTCCATTTGGCCGGTCGTAGAACGCCGGCGCGATCGGTGTCCGGTGCCAATCGAGCGTGTGGTTTATCAAAGCTGGCTCGATGAAGATGTTGGCGAGGGCCGCTTGCCCTTTAAAGGAGGCTACCAAGCGTTTCTTGCGAACCGAGAGGCTGTATCGGAGGCGATGTTTCAGGGACCGCCCCAACCAACGGCCGATGACGGTAAGAGTGCAAAAGCGTCTACCGAGCGCCTTCAAAACGGCATCAGCTCGATCGAGATCGAGGCCAGAGCAATCGGTGCAGATCCCGAGGACATTTTTGAACAACGTCGAGAGTTGCACGAGAAATACGTCGAGGCAGGTATGGAATCTCCATACGCGCCCAAAAAGCCGTCGTCGATCGAAGACGAAGACGACAAGAAAAAGAAACCGGAGGCGTAACCGTGCCTGTTTCCTCAACCATCCAGATTGCGGGTGAAAACGTCGATCTCAACACGCCATGCGATGTTGTCACGGCTCTCCGCAAGCGCAAGATCGCAGTTGCTGCCGGTGGCGCTGAACTCATCATCCTGTTCCCCGTCAGCGACCATGAGACAAATCGGTCGAATTGCTTGAGGAGGATTTCTGGCACATCGTAGCCCGCCAAGGGAGCGAAGATGAGA